TAGAGAAGTGGATAAGAGCTAGAGATGCTGTATTAAAGGTTAATCCTCCAAGAGGTTACTCACGTTTAAGTCCTAAGTTTATACGTAGACAGAATGAGTGGAGATATGCCTCTTTAGCTGAACCCCTACTATCTACTAATGATATGTTTAATGTTAACCCAGCAACAAGAGCAGATACAGATACTGCTAGAGTACATGGGAATATAATAAACTATCAGTTTAGAAATGACATAGATAAAGTGGGGTTCATAAATAACTACATTAGAACTGCCGTTGATGAAGGTGTTGTTATAGTTAGAGTAGGATGGAGCTTTAAAGAGGAGAGAGTAACTAGATTTAGACCAGTCATGGTTGAGGTTATTGCTCCTGAAGTAAGAGGACAGATACAACAACTAATGCAAAAAAGAGAGGAGCTTGTAAATGGTTATCCTCCTGAGCAGATAGTAGAAAACATCAAAGAGATAGATAACACATTGGAAACACTATCTCAAAATGTTGTAACTGTACCAAGTGGAGAGTATGAAGAGTATACTGCTGTTGAGACAGTAGAGAATAAACCAACACTTGATATATGTCAATACGACAGAGTGACAATAGATCCTACTTGTGAAGGTGATTTTAGTAAAGCTAAGTTTATTGGATATACATTCTATTCTTCATTATCTGACCTAATAGAAGATGGTAAGTATAAGAACCTTGATAAACTAAAAAGCAAGAATGGAGAGAAGAGTATAGATGAATATTCTGATGCTGAGTTCCTCTCTAACACTGCTGGTCAATTTAAGTTCAAAGATGAAGCTAGAAAGAAGCTAAAGGTAACTGAGTATTGGGGTGATTGGGATATAGACAACTCAGGTATAGCAGTACCTATTGTAGCTACCTATTGTAATGGTGTTATGATAAGACTAGAAGAAAACCCTTTCCCAGATAGAAAACCACCATTCGTTAAAGCAGTCTATCTTCCTAAGAGAAATGATATCTATGGTGGAGAGCCAGATGCTGTACTTATAGAAGACCATCAAGATACAATAGGTTCTATTACTAGAGGTATGGTTGACTTAATGGGTAGAAGTGCAAATGCTCAACAAGGTATATCTGCAAATGCATTGGACCCAGCACAAAAGCATAGGTTTGAGAATAACCTATCATTCGTATTCAATCCAGAGATAGACCCAGCTAAAGCATTCTATATGGCTAAATACCCAGAGATACCTAAGTCTGCAATAGAGATGATACAGATGCAACAGAGTGAAGCTGAAGCCCTTACTGGTATAAGACCATTCCTTAATAATGTTAAAGGTCCAGATGGTGCTGAGAGCAGAAATGCTATGGATGCTACAGCAAAGAGAGAGATAGGAATCCTCAGAAGAATGATATCTGGAATAGAACAGATAGGTATGAAGATAATGGCTATGAACTCTGCTAACTTATCTGATGAAGAAGTAATACGTATCACAGATGATGATGGGGTTCAATTCGATAGAACTACATTAGCTGGTAAGTATGACCTCGTAGTAGATGTTTCAACTCCAGAGATAGATGCAGAGAGAGCAAATGATTTGGGGTTCATAATGCAAACAATAGGTCCTAATATGGATCCTAAGCTCCAAGGTAAGGTGTTGGGTAAGCTAGCAAGGTTAAAGAAGCTTCCTGACCTAGCTGAGGACTTAGAAAACTATGAACCCCCAGTTGATCCTAGAGATGCTGAAATTAAAGATTTACAAATTGAATTGCTTAAAGCTCAAATCAAGAATGAGAATTCTAAAGGTGATGATAAACAAGCTGATACAGTTAAGAAATATGCTGAAGCAGAGTTGGATGGAGCTAAGAAGGTAACAGAGCTTGCTAAAGCTAGAGCTCTTGATTCTGGATCAGACTTAACTGACCTAGACTTCATAGACAAGAATGATGGAATATCTCATGATAGAGAGATAGACTTGCAAGACAAGAAGGCTAATGATAAGCTAAACGAGATAGGAGCACAGTCATTGCTACAATCTACAGGGGGTTCAGAAACACATACGAAGATTAGAAAAGCTGATGTCCCAGCAAGTTCAGGAAGTCATATACAGTTTGCAACTGGAGGTGACTCATTAAGAGGGATGGATACCCCGCAAGAGAACCTAGTTGACAGCATATCTGTACCATAAAGAGGAATCTTTATGGGGATGTGATATAATTTCTTTATCTGAGTTATCAGTAGATACTTCAGATAAGTAATTTAACATTACTTACAAACTATAAAAGGAATAAGAAAATGAACGAACAAACAAGTCAAGAGATCCAAGAGATTGAGATATCAATAGAGCAAGCAAGAGAGGTTGTTGAACTTAAAGATGCAATATTTAGACTTATGAAGAATGAAGACTTCAAGAAGGTTATAGATGTTGGGTACTTTTCAAATGAGTCTAGAAGATTGGTTGGACTATTAGCACAACCATCAGTTAATGATACAAATAAAGTGTATGAATCACTTATGGGTATTTCTAGACTAGAAGAGTATTTAAGAGTAGCTATCCTACAAGGTAAAGCTATGGAACAGCAAATAGAAAGTTCTAACCAAGTGCTTGCAGATATTGCAAACGAACAATAAAAGGATAAAAGATGGCAGACAAAACACAAAGCGAGTTTACAACAGATACCGCCAATAGTGAAGAAATGTACAATAAGCTTGACGAACTTAGTGATGATGAGTTCATGGACCAGGTAGATGATATCTCATTTGAAGACAATTCTGAATCACAAGATGAAGAAGAAGTTGAAGATGAAGATACTGAAGATACTGATGACAATTTAGGCGATGGCGACTACGATGACGAATCTGATGATGAGTCCGCTGACGAATCTTCTGACCCCGCACAAGAGGAAGATGACGATCAAGACGAATATGAAGATGAGCAAGTAGATGACCAACCTAATGACGAAGGACAGGAAGATTACGAAACAGCTAAGAAATTCTATGAAGAGATAACTGGAACTGAGTATAAGTCTAGAGGACGAAAGCTTAGAGTCAGAGATGCTGAACATGCTAAGGCACTTATTCACAAGGGGTTCGACTATTCTAAGAAGATGGAAGCTTTAAAGCCACATCGTAGAACGGTTAAGACTCTTGAGAAGGAAGGATTGCTGGACGACCCTGAAAGGCTAAACGTATTACTCGAAGCAAATGCAGGGAACCCCAATGCAATCAAGAAGTTACTATCTTTAAATAAGGTAGACATCTTGGACTTAGCAGACATAGAAGATTCTGAGGCTGACACATATAGACCAAGCGATAGACTTGTCTCTGAAGAGGAGCTCAATGTTGAGGGTGCAATTGAAGAGATAAGGGGTTCAGAGAAGTTTGAAACTACTATGACTATAGTCAAGGAAGAGTTCGATGACAAGAGCAAAGAGATGATTATAGAAGACCCAAGCATTATCGTTAACCTCAATAAAGATATTGAGAATGGTGTATATGATGTGGTTATGGAGCAAGTACAGTACTTAAGAGACACTAATAGAATGCCTAGAGGACTAGGTGATCTTGAAGAGTATATCTTTACAGTACAACAGATGAACAGTGCAACTTCACCTGAAAAGACGGAAAAAGCTTCAAAACCTAATGTAAAAAATCCTGTAGATGATGGTAAGGCTAAACAGAAGAAACGAAGTATGTCAAACAGTCGTTCATCTAAAGCTAAACCTAAAATTACTTTGGAAGATTTAGACAATATGTCTGATGAGGAGATACTAGCTTTAGGTTAGTACTCTGGGGTTCCATAAATATTTAAGGATTAACAAAATGAAATACATATTCGACAAACTAGAAGCAAATACACTAAGAACAGCATCAGTAGCTCACAGCTTTAATACTGGTGGAGATAGAGAAATGCAATATGGTGATGGAACAAACAGTTCTATTGGTGAGCAGTTTAACACGTTTAAATGGGACAAACAGTCTATCATCGAAACAGCACCTGAAAGATACTTTTCTCAGCTATCAGATGTTATGAACATGCCTAAACACTTCGGTAAGAAGATTAAGCTATACCATTACATTCCATTACTAAGTGATGATAACCTTAATGATCAAGGTATCGATGCAACTGGTGCTAAGATTGTAGATGGTAACGTATACGGTTCTAGTAAAGATATCGGTACTATCGTTGGTAAACTTCCTGTATTGTCAGAGCATGGTGGACAAGTGAATGGTGTAGGATACACAAGAACTACTATTGAGGGTTCTATGGCTAACTTTGGTTTCCATGATACTTACACAACTGAATCACTTGACTTTGATACTGATGAGAACTTACAAAAGAATATCAGAAGAGAAGCTATCCGTGGTGCATCTCAAATGGTTGAAGCTCAAATTCAAATTGACCTACTCAATGGTGCTGGCGTTATCTCTTATGGTGGTGAAGCAACATCTAATGCAGAAATCACAGGTGAAGCTGGTTCAGTAATCTCATCTCCTACATATGAAGGTCTCTTGAAGATGGCAACTATGTTGGATGAAAACAAGTGTCCAAAAAACACTAAGATGATTACTGGTTCAAGATATATAGATACAAGAACTATCAGTGGTTCTAGATTTATGTTTATCGGTTCTGAGCTTATCCCAACACTCTACAAAATGAGAGACTTGTTTGGTGAGAAAGCATTCATTGAAGCACATCAATATGGAGCAGGTGGAAATATCGCTGGTGGTGGAACTACTCTAGCACATGGTGAAATTGGTTCTATCGGTCAGTGGAGATTTATCCTTGTACCAGATATGTTAAGATGGGAAGGTGCAGGAGCAGTAGAAACAGCTGACAATGCAGGATACAGAGCTACTGGTGGTAAGTATGATGTATTCCCTATGTTAGCAGTTGGTTCTGAGTCATTTACAAACATTGGATTCCAAACTGATAGTAAAAACATTAAATGGATAATCAATACTGTATCTCCTAAAGAGAACATGAGTGAGACTCAACCGTATGCTAAAGTAGGTGTTTGGTCTATCGAGTGGTACTATGGTTCATTGATTAAACGTCCTGACCATATTGCTCTATACAAAGTAGTAGCAGAGATGTAACACTCTTCTATTCATTGGGAACCCCCAGTGAATAGATAAACCAAATATATTACAAGGATTTGAAATGACAACACTAACAGTTATAGCTAAGGACCCAACAATCACTAAACAGATTGAAGTTGGTGTTCCTGAAATAAGAAAGAGCTTCAAAGTATTGGTAAATACAACTGGAATGCAAGTAGCAGGGGTTCCAGCAGTAACAAACGACTATGAAGATGATGAAGCAGTATTAATTAAAGGAATTCTAGAGTCTAGATTCTATGCTAAGTATGAAGTAAACCCTGAGTGGGAGGACGTTAAGAGTGACGTTGACCAAGCAACAGGATATGCTACTACAGAAGAAACAACTTCAGGATTATTCCCAGCGTTTGAAGTACAGTAAGTAAGGAGGTTATTATTATGCCAGCACATACAGTACCTAATGGATATGTTGCAAGAGAATTCTACATGAAGGGTAATATTCGAGAAGAGGGGTTCGTAATCCCTGATCAGATATATTACACTCCAGCGATAGGTGTCACTGTGACAATCAATATAAACAAGAACGACGGGAGACCAACAAGAAAAACATTGGTTCCTGTGAAATATGAAGACAAGGTCCTTGCATACCTAGGAGACTATCATGGTGCTCTATATGCTAAGAACCCCGAGTATGATGATGTGGCAGTACCAGCTACAGATCCAGACACAGGTGAAGAGATACCTGGTTCTAACAAGATGGCTCAGTACGTCAAAGTAATTAATGACGGTGCATAGTCTGATTGGAGTCAACAATATGTTGGCTCTGATGAGGGTATATGCCTCTATATTAAACTTATAAAAGGAACATAAAATGGCAATAAGCGAATTAGATAAACTAAAAGCAGAAGCAGAGACTTTAAACATAGATATTGAAGGCTTAACCAAAGATGAGATAGCAGATAGAATAAAGCAAGTTAAAGATGCATCTAAGAAGACTAAGAAGGTTAAACCTAGCACACCTACTTTAACGCAAGATGAAATAGATAGAGCTATTGAAGCAATCAATGGTCAATCTTTTGGTGAGAAACCATCTCCAGCAGATAGAAGACTCATCGCTAAGTACACTAACATGAAGAGACAAGAAGCAGAGACACTTGTTAGAATTATAGTAACTCCAGCAGATACAAACAAGTTACAACTAGAGGGTGAGATTATAACTGGTACAAACAATCTGCTTCCATCATACAAGAAGTTTATTCCCTTCAATAATGAAAAGGGTTGGCATGTATCAACATTGCTATACAATATCCTTAAAGAGAAAGAGACAACTATTTTCGTGAAGAAGAGAAAAGGAAACACAACAATATCAGAGCCTAGAACAATCAAGGCATACAATATTACAGTGTTACCTCCATTAACAAAAGATGAGTTGAAAGCACTTGCTGAAGAGCAAAAAGCTAGAAACAGTATCAAAGACTAAGGTATATAGAACCCCTACTATATACTGGGGGTTCAATTATATCTTACTCAAAGGATTATAAGATGCCAAATAGTAGCAAACCAGATTCAAAGAACGTGCCTACAGAGTGTGGGGCAGACAGACTAGATAGAGACTTTCCAACAGAGAAGAAAGATTATGCTGGTAATGCAGTAGTTGAGGTACCTGGTGTAGAAGAGATGAATATACCAGATATAGACGCTTTAATTGTAACAGAAGAAGTTATTGATGGTGCTGGTGTATTTGATAAGTACATGAGAGCTGGGAATAACCAACTTAGACTAGAATATGATGAGAATAGAATAAAAGGAGCTGTATATGCTGATGCATACATAAAGAACATAGAGAACTTTATGATTCAAGCAAACAACTTTGTTCTAGAAAAATACAAGGCTGATATAGATGCTCAGATAAAGAAGATAATGCTTCCATATGAGATACTCAAACTCAAGTATGAAGTAGCATTGATCTATGCTCAAGCTAAGAAGGTGATGGTAGAGATAGAACTTATCTCAGCTCAGATAAATGAGCTCAAGGCAAATGGTATCTACGATAGAAGACTTAAAGCTTCACAGATACAAAAGACACTAGCAGAGACAGACTTGATATGTACTCAAATAGATGAGATGGTTCTTAATGGTGCTAAAGAGAGAGAACTTAAATCTACACAAATAAGTGAGATGATAGCAAATGGTGCAAAAGAGAGAGAGTTTAAGACTACTCAAATCCATGAAATGACATTGAATGGTCTCAAAGACAGAGCACTTAAATCTGTACAGATGTCAGAGTTAGCCCTAAATGGTAATAAAGATAGAACCCTCAAAGAAGCTCAGACAAACACTCAGCATGAACAAGCTAACCTATACATTAGACAAATTAAAGGATTTGATGAAAAGAATTCAAATGATGTTGCTACTACACTATTTAATGCTTGGGCAGTACAAGCAGTTGAAGAGCCAGATCCAGCACAGTACAAGATACAAGCTCTAGGAGACATCGGTAAGCTTAACTTGCTTGCAAATGATGTTAAAACCCTAGGCGACTTCCATACATAATAGGGAACCCCAATGGGTCTTTTTTCAAGCGAGTTCAAACCATATGGGCAGATATCCAATCAAAGGGTATTGCCTCAACGTACATTCAGTAAGACTCACTTTGGTGAACTAGTACTAGCTAATCAAAAGACAGGTAAGCTAGTATGGGATAACATCAGAGAAGATATCATGCAGGGTTCTACTGCAAAGCTACGCAGATATTATAAGCGTGGAGTTAAGTATGGATTCACTGGTGAGTTTAGATGGGTACAAGATTGGGCTACAGGAGCATACTTCGATACTGTACAAGCAGAGACAGCAGAGGATATAGACTACATAACAAATGTTAGATTTGGATCTGTATCTGGAGCTAATATAGCATTGGCTGAACTAAGTAGAGATCATGGATTCTATGAACGTGACTATGATGATAATGGGGTTCAAGCAATAGGTACAATAACTGTTAATGGTGCTGAGCAAGGAATAACACAATTAGATGGTAGCTCTGGAACCATGGTACTTACACTTACAGATGGAACTACATATGATTCTGGGGTTCATGTACCTCAAGGAGTAACAGACATCTTCTTTGCTGAGTATGTATCTGGAGACAATACTTACTATTTCACTACGAATAGTATTACAGTTCCACCTCACTCTGGACCTACAGATGCTGGTGTATATCCTATCGTTCCTTTACAAGATAACAACAATGGTGAATTGCCATATGAGACACTTCCATGGGCTGATGATAGATGGAGAAAAAGAGATAGACTTATAAGCAGGTTAGGACTAAACTTTTCAGAGATGAGTAGACAGGTATTCTCTCATGTTCCTGAATTAGGTTCAGATAGGTGGAATGCTACTTATGGGAATCAGTGGAATAACACTCCAAGGTTACACAGTAGATATCCTACCGAAGCTTCTTATCATGATTTCCTAGCTGGAGAGACTGGTATACCTAATATTGGAACCCCCGATTGGAGACACTACGAGCGTAACTACAAGGAGATGAAGAAAGAGTGTTCTAAGCATGCAAATAGACCATCATATGAGATCTTACCTGAGACAGCTCAGTTTTGTAGTGATTATCCTACAGAGCAAGATTATCATGATAGTTTAGTTGCAGACAAGGAACAAGCTAACCAAGGTATAGACAATATAACAGATGCACACTTTGGTGTATTTGTTAGTCCAAAGACATTATCTTATTCCAATGTTATATCTATGTATTACACTATGAAAGCTATACTTCCAAACTTGGTACTTAGTCCTAGAACTATAGAATATCCAGCAGAACAATTCATACATAGATTTGGGAATGATGGACATCCTGAGATATATGGATTTAACTTTAGGTTTGGTTCTCTATTCATAGACTACGAGATAGCAGACTACTCTCTGTGTACGAGATATGGTGTAGCTGACCCAATACATTACCCACAAGGCAAACATCCTAAATACAGGCATACGGGGTTCACAATAGCTGACAACTCTAATGACTGTTTACCATTTGATAGTGGTGCTAGAGATGAATCCTTTGGAGATACAATACCTCCACGTTCAGATGATCATGAAACAATGATAGAACTACGTATACAGATGAGAGGTGGAAAGTACCTTGAGATGAGACTCTTTGGATGCAGAGCTAGAGAGATAGTAAATGTATGGAAAGACTCTGAGTTTGGAAGAAGAGGAGAAGTTGAGATAGTAGGAGGAGTAGAGGGGTTCCATGGAGGAGGAAATATAGTATACAGTGACGTATTCGTACTTCCTATAAAAGTAGACTCTACAGACATGGTTCCTATCTTTAGAAGAGAAAGACTTATTAGAGAATCTCTTATCATACATCTTGGTGCAATAAGAATGCAAGAAGTCAAATGGTATGAGAGAGGTATCTTCCAGATAATAGTAGTGTTTATAAGTTTGGTTGTAGCATTCTATACAGCAGGTGGGGGTTCAGCAGGATTGGTAGCAGTTATAGAGACAGCTGTGACAACACTTGTACTGAAGATGCTAATAGGACTTATAGATAACCCATACCTAAAAGCACTAGTTACAGTGATAGCAATAGCATATGGAGCTGTTGATGGAGGAACCCTTGCATCTGACATGTCTCTATTGGTAGAAGCAACAGGAGTAGTATTAAAAGCAAAACTAGAAATGGACATGATAGAATTAAAGGAGAAAGTTAAAGAATTTAGACATGAACTATCAGAACAGCAGGAAGAATTTGATAAAATGAAAGAAGAAGTAGGTCAAAAAGAGATCACCTCTGAATGGTTACTATATATTGCTAGTTTAGCACCAGTAGAATACCCAGATGACTTCTTTGAGAGAGCACTAAACAAAAACCTCAATGAGGTAACACCAGGAGAACTTGCACCAGTTGTGCCAGTTCTGCCTACACCACAATTTTAAAGGAGAACAAGATGCCATACGGAACTTATGGAAGCATACTAAAACCTAATCAAGACCCAAGCATGGTTCAGAGCTTATTGGGATATACAACACAAGCAGATAATGGAGCATTAGCATCTAACTCAGGACTACTTAATCCAATAGTAAGTGCTTTAGGTACAGGGATAGGTCTATATCAGGGGTTCAAACAACTTGGAATAGCAGAGGATGATTTAGCCTTTAGAAAAGATTCATGGAAGAAGAACTTCGCTATGATGCAAGACCAATACAATAGACAGTTGAATGATAGAAGAGCAAGTAGACTCATAAATTACGGAACAACACAAGCAGAAGCTATGGACATAGTAAATCACTTTGATTCTGGAACCCCAGTTAATGGAGCATATGTTCCAAAGAATTATGGAGATAGACAACAGGTTTCTGCATTTGCTACTGATGCTTCATGGCATGGACCACAAGACCAAATACCTGAAGCAAACAGAGAGTTCTCTAGAAACCAAATAGCTAATCAAGCAGTACCAGCTAAGTCAGCATTTGCAGATAACCCTTCACAAGAACAATTATCATCTATAAGAACTGATGGTAAACCTATAAGAAGAGAGAAGTTAAACTCTCCAGCTAAGGTAAAGAAGAAGAAGAAAGAAAATCCAAAAGATAATATAGTTTAAAGGATTGATTATGAGAAGACCTAATTGGAGAAACGTAACATATAGTGGTGGAGCAAGTGGACTATTTGGACAAGGAAGCAGTCTTATAGAACATGCTATAGGTTTAGCTACTAACACGCTAGACAAGATGCAAGCTCAGAGAGCAAAGAATAATGAAAACCTAATTAAGGCAAATACTGGAGCTCTCATAAGCAAATATCTAAAAGGTGAGAAGATAGACCCTGAAAATGCAGGACCATATGATTCAAATGCCTTAGCTGGAGCTATGGCTAAAATTGATGACCAAA